GTAAATTTTTGGCGGGGGCGGAGGGATTCGAACCCACTAAAACCTGGAGTCAAAGTCCAGTATGCTTCCGGTTGCATCTCACCCCTATTATACCATATTAAAACACACTGCCGGAAACCGACTCACCGATTCGAACGGCTTAGTAACTATAGTAGTCAAACCATAGACCTACGTTTCCTGGCGCTATAGACTAGCAGTGCATTTTAATATGGCGCTCTATAGGGGAGTCGAACCCACTCTTTCCGGATTGAAAGTCCAGCGTCCTAACCGATAGACGAATAAAGCAACGCGATCCAAATTTTTAAAGAACAATCAAACAAATATGCATTATACACATTTTATTAGGAAAGTCAACAGGCATCTAACTTATTGATTTTCCAAATAAAAAACCCCAAGTCTTGCGATCTTGGGGTTCTTTGAAAACTTTTTGTGAAACTTGTGTTACATTTCAAGAACCCCAGCACTTCCCCAACGATCAAAGCATGTGCGAATCGCTGGTGTGTGTTCACCGCTATTCAGCTTTGTGTTATAAGGTTGTACCGACATTCTTTGCATTTTAAATCCTGTTTTGTAAAAAGTCAACATCTAATTGTATATATCTATAATTTTTACATTTTTGGTTTTTTATTGAAAAATATTTTAAATTTTTTGTATAACTGATAATCTTTTCTATATGCTTCTTTTTCCCAAGGCAGATCTTTATAAGGTGTATTCTGACTAACTCTCGTGTTTTTCCATTTTGTATGATATAGACAAAGCTCACCTTTTGCATATTGCTTGACATGTATCATTTCGTGTGCTAATGCTAATACAGGTTTTTTCAAATCATTTCTCAATTTCACAACAAAATTTCTAGGCTTTTTGCTGTAGCTAGTTGGAAAAGCCTCAGCATATGTTTCATAATTTAATTTACAAAATCTAACAGTAACGTGTATGTTTTTATGCATATTAGGATGAAACAATTCTTTCGAATAAAACGACATTGCCTCCCCAATATATTTTTTTAATGATTTGTTAGCGCAATTCTCGACCTTTAGTCTCATCCAACCCCCTATTCGTCTGGTTCTTGGTTTGCCTCCTCAATACTCTGACCAATCATATCGTTAATATTTACTGGCAAATTAACAAGATCAACAGCACAGGAAAACAAATGTGTTGTGATAACCATTAACGAACCAAGTGGTACAAGAATACATAGGAAAAGTAATCTAACTAATTGTCCAAAGATATAATCCATTAATTGAAATCCTCAAATACGGTGGGTTTAAACTTTCTCTCAGCATTGATTACTGCACCTGTTTTGCTTTGATCAAATACCGGTGCATCGTCTACAATGTCTTCTTGAGCAGATTGCTCAACATTGTACAACTTCATCTTTGCCCTATCAATGCCTATTACAAACCTCCTATTTTTATTAATATCACTATATCGGCTTTTCAATTGCTTCACCATTATCTGGTTCAAACCTGCAAGCTCTTCAGTCGAAATTAAAGCAAGCATCAAATCAGCCGTTGCAGGCAATCCAAAACTCTCACTGGTATCCTCAAGACCAATGTCACTACTCGTAAAACCACTTCTCGTAACCTGGGTAGCTGTGACAATCGGTAACTTATTCTCAACCGCTAAACCACGAAGCTCCTCAGCTATTGCCTTAATATATGAGTAACTATTAACATTCGCTGAATGCTTGATTCGCGATGACATACAAATATTTAGATAATCAATATAGATAATATCCGGTATAAAAGACTTTTTCAACTTTAACTCGTTGATTAAAAACCTAAAATTATTTGATCCCGCAGAACCTGTAGGATATTCCTTAATAATCAAGCGTCCAGGGGTATTTTCTTTAATTTTTTGGATTTTCTTGAAGTAAGTGTCTTTAGGCAACATTGCCAACTCATCAACAGCAACATTCAAAAGATTTGCATCAATTCGTTCTGCAATCCTCTCTTCTGCCATCTCCAATGTAATATACAATACATTTTTGCCAGCAATAAGATTATATGCAGCGAGGTGACACATTGCTAACGATTTACCGATACCGGTTCCAGCAAGGAACACAGTCAAAGTTTTATCGAGCAATCCACCTTTCGTGATTATATTAAAATATTCGAGATCAAACGGGATTCTAGGTTGTACATCATGATACAACGCAAACCGATCTTCACTGTCGTCAATAAAATCATGGCCAATGTTGCTATCAAAAGAAACAGCTAATGCATCAGATAATAGACCTGGAATGGATCCTTTATCTTTTTTTGTTTGCCTTCCATCTATAATGCTAATCGATTCCATTACTGCATTATAGATAGCCTTATCTTGACAAAATGATTCTGTCGAACTAACTAACCAATCGAGATTCTGATGCCCTTGGTTGAACGACGATATTGTATTCAATGCCTCTTTATATTGTTCATCAGAAAGTGTATTAACTTTCTCTAGCTCAATGTTGAGAACATCTTTTGTGGGACATGTATTGAAAGCAACAAAATGCTTTTCGATTAATTGAAAAAGCGCTTTGTCTATTGGCTGTTGGAAATATTCATGTTTAAGGAACGGTAAAACTTTTCTTGCATACTGCTCATTATAAACCAAGTTCTCAAAAATCAAATTCTCTATCATTTAAACTCCATATTTAAATTCTTTTTTAGCCGCCTCATCAATTTGTTTCAACACATCAACAGTGTAATACTTTTCTGGTTCTTCGTTGATATTTTTACCAAATACCTTAGAACCGTCAGGTAGCTCATATCGTGTTGATACTTTCTTAAATATATCATACTTTTCCGCAAGATCCAACAAACCGTAATAACGGTCTAGTCCTTTGGAGTAAGTAAGTAGCACACTTGCGTCCCTGTTCTCTTTCGAAAGTCTTGACTTGTATGTTTTGATTTTGATGATGTTTCCAACAATTTCATCTCCATCCTTTTCTTTCTTTTTTGAGAGCATTGCAATAGTGCTGGCAGCATATTTAAGTCCTGTTCCTCCACCGAGTTCTTTTGTTGGGACATAAGATCCAATTACCTCATAGACATGGTTAGTAACAAGCATCGGCACTTTGACCTTTGCTAACTTGAGAGTCAGAACACGAAATGCTGCCTTAATCATTTGTGATTTCGTCATATCACGTGTTTCTTTTCCCTCCATTGAATCCTCCATCTCCTTTGTGGTAGATAGAAGTCCAAGACTGTCTAAAACAAACATCATTCGTGGACGTTTGTCTTCTGGTTGCTTATCATATGCATCCAACATTTTCAATGCATGTGTTTTAAATTTCTGAATCGTATCAGGCTCTGAAATAATAACTCTCGATGTATCAATTCCACGTTCTTCCATCATCGACTTCGTTACAGCAGCCTCAGTATCGTAATATACTACTCCGGCCGATGGGTCTGCGTCGAGGAAAGATTTGACGACCCCAAGAACGAAGTAAGTTTTACCAGTAGCGGACTCGCCTGCAAAAGCAGTAACTTTATTATCAGGGACGCCACCATAGATGCTACCCGAGAGAATAGCATTGAGCATGTAGCTACCAGTATCAATAAAACCCCCAAACTCAGCACTACCAACGCCGTCACTGGCCATAGAAGTATCTTCATCTGCAATTTCCTTAATCAAATCTCTGAAAAAACTCATTTATCACCTCACATGTTATGTATTTTATCTTTGCCTATAGTTACATTTTTTGAACCAAACAATGGTCGGTTCTTTATCTGTTCAATCCAACTCAAATCTTCATTCGGAACACTAGGAACTGGCCCTCCAATAATCTCCGGCTCCTTCTTCTTTCTCATCTCTGCAAAACCATGATTAGCTGCTAATATCATCATCAACGCTAATGGATCAAACACTAACACAATAAGAATAATAACTGCACGTACAGCAGACTCCAATGTATTCTTATCTGCTTTACTGTAAATTAACTCAGCAACATATTTCAACGGACCTACTTCAGCCTCCATCTTACTATTTTCTTGTAATAAAGGCAACTTCTTCTGATTTAATTCGACAAGCTGTTTTTGTGTCTGTTGAATTAATTGATCTGTTGTTCTACTAATTTTGTCCGGATCATCACCAGCCTTTTTCAAAAGATAAGCTAAACGAGCTTTTGTGATCTCTTCTTGTTTCTCAATTGTTTGTATTTCAATCGCCGATGTACCTATCGCTGTTGTTGTTTCAATATGAGCTTTTGACAAAAAACCAAAAACTCCTAGGGAAGTAATAAACGAAACAACAACCACAGCACTAGTCAAATACATTTTAATTACACCTGGCGCTGTTTTCCAATTCTTTTGTAACCATGAAGTACAAACAACTTTTGCAGCCTCCAGTGATGTAGCCATGACAACAACTGGCCAAAATGCACCAGAGAAAATTGTTGTAAGTCCTATTATTGAATAATAACCTGCAACAGATGCTACTGTTAAGGCAATTAGTAAAAGAGCGTAATTAATCATCAATCAGATCATCTATCTTTTTGACAAACTCTTTCACCTTCTGTGCCCTATTTGGCCAAAAAATATATTCTTTATCAGGATTTTTTTGTAAGTTCAACAACAATGGCATAATTAGTTTATACAACGTCTCTAGCTTTTCTTGATATGTTTCTGTCACATCTTTGAGCTGCGATGAGGTTGCCTGAAGATCTACATGGAGCTTTCTCTCAATCTCCTTGAGTTCATCTTCACTAACTGCTGAGAAACCAAAGTCGTCATACGCATCGTCGATAGAAATGTTAAACTTTTTACTCATACAAAGAAGTCCTCTATTGTGTAACTCTTTTCTGTTTTCCACCCAATAGCATTCATAATTGTTCGTAGTGGCTCGAGAAATGATTTCTCAAACTGAACATTGTAATCAATATATTTGTCAATGTTCATTTCAGGTGGAAGAAATCCCGGGGCCGCAATAACATTGCTACGCAATGGGTTTGGCTGCTTCATGTATGTAAATTTGATCTTGTCACCATTGTTTATTAAATTATATTTAGCTTCAAGATTATTATCTCTAATGAAATTGTTGTATAAGATACTACCTCGAACATTTATCGGGCAAGCTGATATAATTTGACCATTCACATACCATTTATTAATGTTTTGTACAGAACGAGGGAAAGCAATATCTTCAAACGGCAGCTTATGAAAATCTTCCCTGAAATTATCAATAAATTCAATAGCACTATCCTCATCTTTCTTCATGATAATTTCAAGAGCTTTCTTGATGTTTTCTCGACACGCAGCTGGTGTTGAAGAACGAATTGCTTCAATACCCTGCATCTTCAATTTAGGCTCTTTGAAACGTACTCCTTCATTATCATATACATTGAGAATATAATGTTTCTTACCTGTCCAAATACCCTTATCTGCAATTGCCTCACGCTTCATTTTCATCTTTTGATCATAGGCATTTACAAGACTAGCCAATTTTTCATATGTCTCGTCAATATAAGGCTCAAACATTTTACTACATTCTTCATCAAGAATGTTAATCATCTCTTCGTTTGTTTTGTCTGCATGAAACTTATTAACATATCTTTCAAGATTAATATACATTGAGTCAGTATCACAGGCAATAACATAATCAACATTGTCTGTCCCAATCTTTTCGTTCAACCACTCGTTGATATGTTTTTCCATCCAACGAATAGCGAGCTGACCAGACAATGTAATCGATTCAGCATACTTGCGGTCATACCACCGGAAAAATTGATTACCCAAAGCACCATAAGCACTATTCAATTGAATCTTCTTTGCAAGCTGCATATTATGACATCTCGCAATCTCGTTTCGCAACTCGATTGTAGGGTTTTTTTCATTTTTACGTTTGGCTTCTAGCATTCTTGCTTTCCACACAACACGATCGTCATACATCTTCTTCATCAGCTCCGGTAAAAAGCCCTGTCGGGTTTTATCAAACATACAACCGGAACCACAAAATGTTACGTCTTTTGATTTGATTTCCTTTTGTATCTTTTCATCATATATCTTTCCCTCAATCAATTCACCGACATCGATGTTGTTAATTCTTCCTGCATACGTTTCAGGAGAAATATTGTATTGCATAATCAAATGCGGATATAGACTATTCAAGTCAAACGATACAACCCATTTGTGCATGCCAACCAGCGGATCTTTCACATATGCACCCTGAATTGTTGTTTGAACCTTCTCTTCTTGTTGGGAATTGTAGGGGTCAAAGAATGGAACAACAATGTTTTTGCTGTGAAGGTGATTGTGGATAATA